TTGTTTAGCCAGACTGTAAGCCATCGCCTTCGCGTAACTGGACAGCAAATCGTAATTTGACTGAACTTGTAAAACGTCTGTAAACATTTTAGCTGAGTAATAATGTTGATCTACTGTTAATTGTGTTTCAGTTTCAGCTGGTGCTACATAAGAAACCGCCGCTCCATCCGTTAAACTGGATGCAGTCATTTTTGCAATCTCTGGAATATGTATAATTTTACCCTTGCCCTGAACGAGAGAGCTATAGTCTTCAACGAGGTTTTTAAAGACAAGTCTTTCCTCGAAGTATTTATAAATTAAATCTCCCCAAAGTTCAGGAATAAAATATTGGGTTACACCAGTATCAAAAACTGTTCCTGATGGTGTTGCCATTTTTTATTTTTCCTTTATGCTTTACCCCGGCTATTTTGTTGGTATTGCTTTAAGATATCGCTGAACCCTTCTCGTTTTTTAGATTCCGTTTGCTTCATAAAATCGTCTAAATCCATGGTTGCATTACTGCGACCTTGAACCGCTTGCGGAGGATTCGAGGTTGATCCAGATTGTTCTTTGCTAACAAAATGCTGGAGTTGTATTAAATCCATTTTCTCATAATGCACTCTTTCATCTTCAGGAATACCCTCGAGTAATTTTTCACGTTGCATAGCTTCTTGTTTATCATATTCAGCAAGACGGGCTTCATACTTTTTAAGTTTTTCAACTTGCTCAGTAATAACATCGTCTTTTTTGCCTTCTGCTATCATCTTCAATTGTCGTTCTTCATCCGCTTTTGATTTTATTTTATCAAGTTCGGATTCTAAACCTTGCCTTTTGCTACGTTCTTTTTTACGTCCTTGGATTTCATCGTGATAAAGTGCCTTCCAATCTACATCACCGGCTGGCTCTGTAGCCTGAACGCCCTGTTCAGCTTCTACTTTTAAGTTGTTTTCTTCAGCCATCTGGCTATCTCCCTCTTTTATTCATGTGGTGAATATACCCTTAAAAATAATTTTAAGGGAACAAATTTTTTTTATTGGTTATTTAGTTCTTGCAATTGTTATAATTGTTATTTAGGTTATGGCATAACATAAACAGGAGTTATAAATAAATGAGATTAAACGTAGCAACTATTAAAGAAGTTAAAAATCCAAAAATGAGATTGTGGATTGGTTTATATGAAATGTTAGTAAGAACTAAAACCGCTGTTTATACTATTGACGTTACAACGGCTGAAAGAACTATGGAAAGCTCAATTGCTTTTAGCGTTGATTATCTTAAAAGAAATTTTAGCAATGTAAATATTAAATTAGTTAGTAATAAAGAATACAGGAAAAGAGGATAATATGAAGCTATTAACACAAGCAATATTAAAATCACTACCAGCGCTTTATGAAACTGAGGGCGTAGATATTGATAATAAAAAAATAATTACAAAGTTTTTTTGCCCTTGGAATCATTGGACTTGGTACGCAGTAGAGTATGATCCAAAAACAGAAACTTTTTTTGGCTTTGTACAGGGCAACTATGATGAATGGGGTTATTTTTCTTTAGCAGAAATGCGTAAAATTAGAGGATCTTTTGGATTAAAGATTGAAAGAGATTTGTACTTTGAACCCTGTAAGTTTAAGAATCTTAAAAAAATGTACAAGGAGGTTCCAGTATAAGGTAAATTCAACGGCGGGTAATCCGCCGTTACCCTTTTATAAAAGGAGAATAGTATGGCAAACAATAGTGACAGTTGTTTAAACTGTAAACATTTAAATATTGTTAATGAAGATATGGTAAAAGCACCAGATGGGACTTGTAAAGCGTTCCCGGATGGAATACCATTTAATATAATGTCAGGCGAAGTAGATCACCATTTACCAGTAGATGGAGATAATGGCATACAATACGAGCGAAGAGAAAAAGTTAAAAGACCTATAAGCGATTTGTTTAAAGATGTTATGTAGGCTGTATAAATTCTTGCTGTCTTGTTCCTATTAAAGTTAATAATTCTTTTTTTAATACAAGAAAAAAATCATCTGTTAATATTGCCCCGCTTGCAAGCCTCACATTTCCAACCGCTGAACCCCTAATTATCATTGAATCATATTGTTTATGTTGCATAAAGCTATTCATTAAATTTGCCCACCCGTCAGAGCTAAAAGGCATATCGCCAATGCTTGTACCATCAAAAATATCTTGTACCGCACTAATAGCGTCTGTATTTCCAGCATTATATTGATCTTCTATATAATCAAACCACTCGCCAGCTAATTTATTATAAGTGTCTGGAGTGCCTTGCACAATGTTTGTATAGCGTGTATCGCTTTTGTTTAAAAATCCACCTCCTTGATTTGGAACATAGGCTTTTTTAACAGATTCATCAAGAAAATTGGTTCGAATTTCAACATATTGTTCGAATGTCCACGGTTTACCAGTTTTAGGATTTATCTTGCCCTTCATTGCTTTGTTAAATCGTTTTTCTAACATTTTTAAATCATGCAAACCAAGTTTTGCTTTTTCCATAAACACATGACCTCGTGTAACATACTCCATACTGTCTACTAAGCCATTTTGCATAGAAAAGTAATGCCCTCTTTTTATATCTAAAGTTTTTTTTGTGTTTGCTATAAAAACACCAATTTTACCAAGCCCTTCTTCTGGAGCAAACCCAGCCGCTATATTTGAAACCCTTGTTGTATATGCACCATTGCCATATATTTTACCCGTTGTTCTCTTATCAAATGAAAATCCTGTTTTTGCAATATTATCTATAGCTTCATTTGATGAACCATGATATAATTCGCCTTGTATTGTACTATTTTTTGCCCATTCTCTTGCTTCTTCTTGTGTCATAGTAGCTTTCCACTTAGACGCCGTTGGGGTTTTTGGTCTTGCAGTTGCCCCTTTTTCTTGTATTCTTAATCCACCTTCGCGCTCTTCAAGTTGTACTCGAGGTGATATTTTGCCACTTGGATCAAGTATACAATAACAATAACCTCCACATATAGACCAACCTGAAGCTGGAACACCCGCGGCTTCCCAATCGCGCAATGTTTTACGCTCGCCGCCACGAGGTAAACAATCTTTACATATTCGATGTCCCGCAACAGTTACCCAAGTAAATAACGTATCTTCGTCTGGGTCGTATGCTTGAAATGCACCCGCTCTGCTTGTTTGATTAATACCCTCCACAAGTGATTCTTTAACTGTATTGCGTAACTCGCCAAATATTCTACCTTCTTCGCCCATATCGTTAGCTAAAATATCTTCAATGCTTGACGTTGCAACTCCCGCTGATGTCTGTGTGCCAACCGTTTTAGCAATTCGATTTGTAAACACATCGGCGTCAAATAACATATTATTCATAGTTGAGTCAAGTAGCTCAAGCACTTCTTTAGGTAGTTGGTCAAGACCAACAAGAACTTCGCCGAAGTCGTCACCAAATAATTCTATTAATTCTTCTCTTGTTGCCATTATTTCCTTAAAGATTTTACCATAGACCGCAATGCAAGACGCACAAAATTCTCGTATGCGCTTCCACCGGGTTTCATTTCTTTTGTAATGCCAAACCATTCACGCTTTTCAACTTTTTTATTTGGTATCATTGACTTTGATCCTGTTGTAAACCCCTCATTATGAAATAAACCATGATCTTGCACCATTCTAATTTTTGATGTCATACCGCGAAATAAATCTTTTGGTTTTGCGGTTGTTATGCGCGTTGCTCTAAGTGAGCGCGACGATTGTCGCCCTGATGGCGTTGTTTGCATAGTGTCAAGCGGTGTAAATCCGTGTTTTCTTTTATTTCTTATAGGTAGCGTACTATCTTCGCTAAGTCGTTTAAATTTTTTACCATGTATATCTGTACTGGTGTCAATACCCTTTTGTATAGAAGCGTTTAAATGCCTTGCCATTTTGTTTAATGTTCTTGCAACAATACCGCCAATTGCTTCTGATGATTTGCTAAAAGAAAAGTTTTTTGATGCTTTAATACTCATTTTTGGTCAAGTTTTCCTTTTAAATAATTTAAACTTTCACTATGTGTTCGTAATTCAAATGTTAATTTTTCTTGTCTACGCTCTGCGTTTTCAAGCATATTTTCGTGGCGTCTTTGTGCTTCAGCATCGGACTTGTTCCACCTATCAATTAATTTTATTACCATTGTTTCAATATTTTCTATAGACTCTGATTGTCCTTTATTTTCAATTTTTAAATCTTCAATTGCAATAGCTTGTTCGTCTGCTCGTTTACCTTGTTTAAAATATCCATATACAAACAAAGATACTAAAACCCCTAAAGCTCCGTATTCCGCATATACATCCATACCCAAGATTTAACTACCATTTCTTTTTTTTCGTTTCCATGTCAAAAACTCCGCGGCTTCGTATGGGTTAAAAATTGTAGTAATCATTCTATTATCATCTTCATTATACTGTGGGTCTATTATTGTTACAGGAGCATTAAATATATTTTTATCTTCCAATCCGAGCTTGTCGGCATATCCGTCTATGTTCTTAAAGCTGGCAACTTGTAGGGCATGACTTATTAAACCGCTTGAAGGGTCTTTTAATACTTGGTATCCGCTAACGTGTGTATGCCCGCATGTTAAAATATGATCTCGCCAACCCATTTGTACAGCTTTGCTAACACCGTGCGCCGTGTTCCACATTGAATTACCTTTAAACGTATGTCTGGCATTTATACGCACAGATTTATGATTTGGAAAATTTAACTTCATGCGAGCGCCCCACGCTTCAAAAACGCCCGGATGATCACGCATAATAAAGTCTAATGGATCGCCGTCACCACTCCAAACATCATGGTTTCCAGCTATTAAGTATATCCATGTTACCGAGTTTAAAAAATGCTCTGTTAAACGCCATGATTCTTTTGCGGTTGTTGATTGTTGCCCATATAAACGCTGTAATCTGCCAATCCAGTTGTTTTGCACATCTCCAAGATTGCCAGCAAACATACCATCTGTTTTATTAATTAAATTACATAAAGAATATATTTCTGCTAAATTTGTCCCGTCGTCATCAACGTGTGGATCTCCAAAATGACAAATTCCAATTACGCCGTTTAGTTTAACATCAACATCTATTAAACTTTTAGACTTGCGTGAAGTAATTTTACGTTGATACTTTTTATTGCGATATGCAATAATATCATCAATTTCCATTTCCTCAATGGGAATATCTTGTACAACAAATTGATTAAATTCAACAATTAATGGTGCCACGGTTTTGCGTCCACATTCATAACAATAATAACGCTGTTTTTTATTTTTGTTTTTTCCGTAATATGAAAATCCATCTTTTCTTATACCTTTATTTTGACAATGCGGGCAAGCAATAGTATTACCATCTGCATCTCTGCGGATTGAATCGGCTGTAAAGCCATTTTTTTGTTTTTCCATATATTTACCATTATTTTTTTTTCTTACGTTTCCAACTAAGTGGATTTATATTAAACTCTTTTTCATAGAATGAAACTCTATCTTCTAACTTTTCGCGTTCTGCGGCTTCTTTAACGCT